AACAGGCGCAACCTCTACAAGAGCCACAATCGTAGCTAACGCACCCACAGCAGCAACACAAACTTTAGTATCTACACCCGATCGTCACTTAGTATTTTTTGGAACTGAAACAACGATTGGAACAACGTCAACACAGGATGACATGTATATTAGATGGTCAGATCAAGAGAGCATTGATGCTTCAACCTCGTATACCCCTTCAGCAACCAATACCGCAGGTACACAAAGATTAGCCGATGGAACTAGAATTGTAGCAGCGATTAGAGGTCGTGATGCCATTTACGTTTGGACGGATACGTCTTTATTTATTATGAGATTTGTAGGAGCACCTTTCGTATTCTCCTTTCAACAGGTAGGAACCAACTGTGGATTAATTGGTAAGAATGCAGCGGTTGAAGTAGATGGTTCAGCTTACTGGATGTCTGAAAATGGTTTCTTTAGATGGACCGGTAAACTAGAATCTTTACCATGTCTCGTTGAAGATTATGTTTATGATGATATTAATACCGTTCCTAAAAATCATATTTATGCCGGATTAAATAACCTATTTGGTGAAGTGACATGGTTCTATCCAGGAAGTGGTGCAGCATCAAATAATAGATCGGTGACTTATAACTATATGGATTCAACAGCACAAAGACCGATTTGGACAACAAGCTCACTTGCAAGATCTTCGTGGTCTGACTCTCATATTTTTGGCAAGCCGCACGGAACTGAATACGATTCATCAGCAACAAGTGATGCAACGGTAGGTAACACCGATGGCGTTACAATTTATTATGAACATGAAACGGGAACGAATCAAATTAAAGCAGGAGCCACAACGGCGATTGCAGCCAGTATTCAATCAGGCGATTTTGATATATCAGCCGCACAAGGAAACGTTGCAGATTTAAGAGGTGATGGTGAATATATGATGAAAATTAGAAGAGTCATTCCTGATTTCTTACAACAAACAGGAAGTGCAAGAGTGACCTTAAATTTAAAAAATTATCCAACCGATACCGAAGCCAGTTCTTCTTTAGGACCTTTTACGGTTGATTCTGATACCACAAAAGTAGATACGAGAGCACGTGCACGCGCGATTGCTTTAAAAATAGATAACACGAGTATTACCCAACACTGGAAACTAGGAACCTTCAGATTAGATATTCAACCGGATGGAAGAAGATAATGGCTAGAATTGTACAAGTATTAACCCAGCCTGGAGCAGAGTATGATCAACAACTTCAACAGTCTTTTGTAAGAGACGTAGATGGTATTGTACAAAAATTGAATACAACGTTTCAACAAGATTTAAAAGATGAACAAGAAGCACAAAACTTCTTTATCGCATAATGGCAAATACATTTGTAAATAAAAAGAAGGATTTAACCAGCACGTCAGCAACGACCCTTTATACGGTCCCAACGGCTACGACGGCTGTGATTAAGTCTATACTCGTATCTGAAGATTCAGGAAATGCCGATACCATTACTGTGACCATAACAGATACGGATGAGGCTGTTTTTAGCTTATTTAACGTTAAAGCTATATCAGCCAATGCAACATCAGAATTGCTCAGTCAGCCCCTAGTTGCTCAGGAAAGTGAGATAATTAAGGTTACTGCAGCAACTGCAAACCGACTACATGTCGTACTTTCAGCCTTAGAAATTAAACCAAGAGAAGTTACAACATAGTCTTGATTTATTAGGCTAAATTAAGTAAAGATATAAACTCAGGTGAAATCCCTGCCTTTAATTTAAACTAACAGACATTATTATGATAACACGAGCACAGATTCGCAGACAATTACGTAAAAACGGTGGCATTATGAATGCCGTTCCAAGACAAGGATATTTCTTAGGTAAAATAGTTAAAGGGGTTAAAAAAATTGTAGACCCAGCTATTGATGTAGTAACTAATGTTGCTAAAAGCCCTGTAGGTAAAGCCGCACTTTTAGGCGCAGGATTATATGGTCTAGGTGGTGGTTTTGGAGGAAATTTTGGACTTGGAAATATTGGACCTAAAATAGGACAAGGTTTAAGTGCAGCAAGAAGTGGATTGTTTGGAAGTGTTATGCCAAATGTAAGAGCAGCAGGTATGCCTTCTTTTTTAGGAGAAACAGGTTTTACTAGAACTGGAGGACTTTTGGGTAAACTTGGTTTAACAAAAGGTGGTGGTTCTATGATGCCAACCCCTTTAGGCGGTATGACTGCAGCAGGCTTACTTACTTATTTTATGGCTAAAGGTAAAACAGAAGAGGAAGCAGAAAATTTAGCACAAGACGTATACCGAGGTAAAGGTTTAGGAATGGATTTAATTAAATCAGATATGCAAAAATATCGATCAGGAATTTTAAGTGGATCTCAAGCACACGATATGGGTTATCATTTTCTAACACCAAGAAATTATCTTGGAGCTCAAGGCGGAAGAGTGGGACTATACGCGGGAACTCCAAAAGAAGGAATTAAAAGTTTAGAAGCTGGTGCCTCTTCTATTAAAGTAGAAGGCGATGTAAGACCAGAGAATATGAAGATGGCTGGTATTAGTAAAGATCCAAACGATCCTATTTATAAAGGTATTAATCCAAAAATTGTTATAGAGTTTATACAAGAAGGAATACCTTTAGGATATAGTTCTCCACAGGAATATTTTGAAGAAACACCAAGAAATTATCTTGGAGCTCAAGGCGGAAGAGTGGGATTAAAAAAAGGAACTAAAGGAAAAGGACCTCACGGAAAAACAGATAAAGAAGTATTAAAAGAATTATATCCAACGCTATTTAGCGACACCACAACAAGTATTGAAGGATCACCGGGTAAAAAGAAATATTACAAAGGCAAAGCTCAAGGTGGAAGAATCGGAAAATACGGTGGTGGCATCGGAGCAGCCATGCCAAGAATACCAACGGGTATGCCAAGAGTAAACGCTGGTGGAATAACAGAATTAGATTATAGACAAGAAGGAGGCTTCGTGCCGATGGGAGTAAAAGAAAAAGCAGATGACGTTCCAGCAATGTTATCTAAAAATGAATTCGTCATGACCGCAGATGCAGTTAAAGCTGCAGGCGGCGGAGATGTTGAAAAAGGAGCACAACGAATGTATGATACAATGAAAATGTTAGAAGGAAGAGTGGCATAATGGCAGTACAAACAACAAGAGCATTACCCGCACAGTTTATAGAAGACCTAGGTCAGGATTATGGTAAACAGTTAGCGGCATTAACACAATTACCTGTACAAACAGGTATGTTTGCACCAACCGTTGCAGCACAGGATCCATTACAAACCGCAGCATATCAACAAGCAACCGATCCAACCACAGGACTAGGAGCTTATGCACCATTTTTAACAAAAGCAGGAACGGCAGCGGATGCCGCAACAGGTTTAACGGGAACGGGCGCAGGAACGGGAGTAGGTTCCATTGCAACGTATATGTCTCCGTATCAATCGGATGTCATCGATAAAACATTAGCGGAATTTGATATTCAAGCAGGGAAAGGTTTAACTTCTCTTGGCACAGCTGCGATTGGTGTTGGAGGTTATGGCGGAGGTCGTCACGGAGTTGCTGAAGCCGAGTATCAAGCAGCAAGCGACAGGCAACGAGCTTTACTTCAACAACAAATGCTACAACAAGGTTTTCAACAAGCTCAATCAGCACGACAACAAGATTTAGCTAACCAAATGGGTATTGCAGGATTGCAATCGAAATTAGGAGGCGGAATGCAACAATTGGCTTCACAACAAATTTCAGGATTAGGAACACTGGGTGCAGGACAACAAGCACAATCTCAAGCGGTTCTAGATGCACAAAGACAAGCCGCACAAACGGCAGCTTACGAACCTTATCAACGATTAGGAACTTATGGCGCGGGTGTGGCTTCTTTAATTTCAGGCTATCCGTCTGGACAACAAACAATGACACCTTCCGCAAGTCCACTACAAACGGCACTTGGAACGGGAATAGGTCTTGCAGGACTCTATGGAGGATTAACCGGTAAGAATCCATTTGGTGCAATTGGAACAACAGTTAAAAATATATTTTCAGG